CTCTCCTCTAGCGAATTCGCTCTCTCCCGTTGTGCGTCCTCCTCTTGACACGCATAAACTGAATGTGCAGTTGTTGTTTGCGTGTAACCGGAAGGCATGCCTCCACGCATCTTACCTGGGTAAGGTGGTAGATCGGGGAAGAGCTTCTGAAGCACTGGCAGTGCTTGCTCAATCCACTTTGCGTTCTCTTGTGCCTCTTCTTGGCACTGCTTCGCGACTGCTTCGCCGCTCATGTCGGACGGCGGATCGGTAGGTACTGGCACTGTGCGCTCAGTGGAGCCAGCCATTGATTGTTGTGGCGTATACGCCATAGATGTTCCCCCACAACCAATATGTTTCAAACTTTTCTCCACCTTGTTGATGACATACGCACCTACCTTCGACTCATCAGCAGTTTGCGCCACTGTGCTGTAAGTGGCAGTGCCCGCTTTGATTTTGTCGATACCGATCGCTGCCTCGACGATCCAATGGTACTTCACCATCACGCTTATTGTTGTTGTCCCTCCTTGTGGCCAGTACATGTATAGACTGGGCACGGTCCAACTGCTTGTGTATGACACATTCGCAGTGGGATTGAAGAAAGTTGACATAACGTACGCGTCCAACGGCCTTGCTGGCAATGAACAAACATATCCACTCAGACCTTGTGGACAAGCGTTCATCACCATCTTGCTGTTGGTCATGGCTTGCAGTAGTGACATGCATGAGTCTGTTATTGTTGCACCTGCTGGTTGGTCTGTGAGACTAACAACCGGCATGGCAACTGACGCGCTCTGCATAACGGAATACTGCATTCCCATTCCCAATAGACGGACGTATCCTCCTGAACCACAGAAGTTCGATAACGGCACGTCAGCGTTGTTTGCTCCTATAGCTGTTCCCGTACCAACTTGCACTGTCAAGTCCGCAACCGTTGCGTTCGTGAGCTTGGCATAGTTGAATCCTCCACCTGTTTGATACAAACCCGGCCACATATGTGTAGCCAAATAAGTACCTCCTGATGTTACAGTGCCAGGGTTGGCAATGACCATCGTCGACAAGTGAAAGATCTGTGTGGGAATGTCTCCTGAGCCCATTCGCGGAATATCCACCGAAGTGAACGGATTCCACACCACTGACACCATTTTGTCATACGGTGAATTGGCTCGAGCTACAGGGTGCCCAACGCGTTGAGAAGGGGCAAAAGTACCACCTGTGTATGGCATCATCCGAGTGGCCGCGGCCGCCGCCAGCTGCTGTGATTTGGCCACTTCCTTTTTCACAGCTTTGCTTTCTTTGTTAGCTGACTTCGGCTTAGCACTATTGTCGGTGCTCCGCTTTCTCTCTGGATTGTTCGAAGATCCGTCTTTGGTTGAAAACGCCCGTCGCGCTTCCTTACCGGCCTTCTTAGCTTCCTTTGAAGCTCTTGATGCCTCTGCTGCTGCTCTAGCTGCGGCTCCTGGCCGAGCCAAGCGTCCAGCACTTAACCCTTTTGTTACGGAATTGGTCAATCCGTCTAAAATAGTGAGTGGATTCAACGCCATTTCTAAGTCAGTGTCCTGACTGCTCAGTGGAAGGACACTGTTGGCCTCAGTACTACAATCACTCTCACCTACTACGCGTGTTCGGAGGAGGTGTAGATTTAGCCGAGGGTCCACTGGCAGGTTCGCGCCTGCTTTGTGGTTCCTACACACGTAACTCGGGCTACATACAAGGATTTCACTCCTTGATTCGCACGCTGATTGTCCCTCCACTCCATGACTCGGGCAAACAAGGCCGTCAACGCTCCCGGAGTTTTGGACAGACACAGTTGTCACACTATCGGATTCCACCCTTGCCGTGCCGCCACACAGCAAGGCGACCAAAGTTGCGACCACAAACAACACTCGTCGCATAGTGTTGAATGGTTGGTATGGTCGCCAGACGCCAAAGGCTCGATCTCGAGCCGTCAGACACGGTCTGAATAGCTGTTGTG